TTTTACAAAGATCATTTTGCCTGGTATCCAGATTGGGGATTTGAACTTCCAGAAGGATACAGTGCATTATTTATGACACCTATGAATAGGTTTGATCTTCCATTTATTAACACAACTGGTATTGTTGACAATGATAGCGTTCATCTCCTTGGTACCTTTCCGTTTTTTATTGCAGAAGGCTGGGAAGGAACAATTCCAGCAGGAACTCCGTATGTACAAATTTTACCATTTAAAAGAGAAAACTGGACACATGAAGTAGAGTTTCAAACTCAAGAAAACATATATGCTAAAATGATATCTAATGCAAAATTTTATCGTCAACCAGACGGCGGTATTTATAAAAATAAAGTTTGGTCTAGAAGAGAATATAAATAGGGGGAAAAATGCAAACTTGGACAGAAAAAGTTAATTACGGCAATGGTATTGTATGCTACAAAGGTGTCATCAACAAAGACATTGACGTTATAAATAGAATTGAAGCCGTTGTAAAGCCTTTGGGTGCAAAAGAGCAATTTACTTGGCAACCAGCATATGTTGGATACCAGCAGCTAATTCCAGACTACAGAGACTGCGTAGACTTTAAATATAAGAAAACCGATATTGAACAAAACAAAACTCCAGACTCAATAAAGCTACAAGAGCTTTGGCAGGATTTATATGATGTTAAGTCTCCATGTGTTGATGATTACAGAAAAGACTACAACATCATGGATTTAAAATATTGGGAAGCTTTTAACTTTATTAAATATGGACCAGGACAGCACTTCCAAGAACACCATGATCATGGTTTTTCTTATAATTGCACAGTGTCCCTTGTTGCATATCCAAATGATGACTACGAAGGCGGTTCGCTTTACTTTAGACTACAGGACCTAGACATAAAGGCAGATGCTGGAGATTTATTTATTTTCCCATCAAACTTTATGTATCCGCATCGTGCAATGCCAGTAATTTCAGGAACAAAATATTCAATTGTCACAATGCTTGATTATAACAAAAAGTTTCACACTAATGAAATGTACATGGTAGATAAAGACTAATGCTTACCATATCTGCTGAAAGGTTTCCAGATTCAAAAATTATATTGGCTCCTATGCCAATTAAAAGAGACTGGATGGATGTAACTCCAGAAAAACATGCTTACAGATGTTTTCCAGTTACACAAGCAAATATGGTTGGCTGGAGTCTTTCATGTAGTGAAGACATTAGATTTATTTGGAACGGAATAAACGATACAAGTTCAGAAAATGTAACTGTATTAGATGGATTAGATTTTACATATACTGGAAGAGGTCAATCTACAGTAAGCATAAATACTGGTTTAACATTTAGGTCTGAGCAAAACATTAGTATGCTTACTATTAATCCAGTTAATTATTTTAACGATGACTTTGAAACAATGTCTTCTTTAATTAGTACTTCTTGGCTTGATACAGGTTTTCCATTAGCAATTAAGTCAAGAACTGCAAATAAAGAGATCACTATAAAGGCAGGAACCCCAATTGCAACTATAGTTCCAATTTCTTTGACAGCAATGGATAATACCTCAATTCAAATATTTGACTACTCTGATCCAGATCGTAAAAGAGAAATGGCTCATAGATCATATGGTGAGGCAGCACAAGTTATTAATAAGTCGGGAGAGTGGACTGATTGGTACAGGGATGCTGTTAATGAAAAAGGAGAGAGCACAGGATCTCATGAAACAAAGGTTTTGCGTCTTTCTGTCACAGATAATACATCAAACAAAGGAAATGGTATAATCTAATTATGGATAATTTAAATGCTTCTGTGGTAGTTAGAAAGCCTTCACTCACACCTTCTGGCTGGTTTGGCAGTGGAAAAGAGATGATCGTTGAGCTTGAGAACTTTATGACTCAAGAAGAGATAGAGTTTTTAGAAAAAGCCGCTAAATCATTAACTATTTGGGATGTTACAGAAAGTCATGTTAATGAAAATGGAACAGTTGTATATGACTCAGACTATTGGAAAGATAGAGTTGCAACCCAGCCAAGTTTAGATAAGAATGATCCTGCTATATCACCAGTCATTGCGGGATTGTTTCAAAGACTTCAACCTATTGTAGAAGAGTTCTACAAGGTAAAGGTTATACCAACTGGAACAACAATAGTAAAATGGCTTCCAGGACAGTTTCAAAAACCACATGCAGACAAAGAATTACATGAAGGTCCAGATGCTGGACTTCCAAATGATTTTCCAAACTATGATCTTTCAAGTTTGTTTTATTTAAATGAAGACTATGAAGGCGGAGAGTTGTATTTTCCAAATCAAGGTGTACAGTTTAAACCAAAGAAGGGCGCTGCTTACTTTTTCCCAGGAGACATGAACTATATCCATGGAGTAACAGAAATTAAAAGCGGTCTTAGATTCACATGTCCATTTTTTTGGGAGATTACAGAACATACTGGAGACAGGAAGCCATAAATGACAACATCAAACCTTGAAGCAATAGAAATATATCCAAACATTCTTGTTTACAAAAACATGTTTAAAGATATTTCAAAGTCTTACAAGGTTTTAACAGACTCTTTAGTAGAGTTAGAAGATAGATTGTTTAATCCTTGGACAGAGTGGTCTATTTTTGGAGAATACTTAAATCCAATTACACCCCTTTTTTGTATGGACGGTAAATATGGAGGTTTAGAAAGCATTGAAACAAAAACAGAAATTGAAGAAAACCAAAAACAATTCGGTATAGAGATGATGAAAAATTTTCATTTAGTTACACAAGATTATATTAAGAGATATAATCTTGATGTAGACCTAGACTTATTGTCTACAGATGAATCAGGAGACCTTATTCCAACCTGGAGATGGACAGGTGGAACAATAGGAAAATACCACATTAGTAATGAAGAAGAAAAACATGGAATGAGGTATCATTCAGATTATATGAGAGAGCAGGGATCTGCTCCAGGATATAAATTTATCATAACATGCACAATTTATTTTAATGATGACTATGAAGGTGGAGAGATTGACTTTGCCATGGGAGATAAGCTTGTTAAGTACAAGCCAGAAGCTGGAGATCTTTTAGTTTTTCCATCAGGACACCCAGACTATTTAACAGAAGATGACAAGCCATACCTACATGGAGTTATGCCATCTTATAATAAAAACAAATTTTTAGCAAGAATGTATTGGCAAAAATATCAAAAAGGAACAGATGAGTGGTATGAGAAAGAAAAGCAATTTGGAAAAGATGTTTGGTCTAGCATGCAACCAAAACTGAACGAGCAGTTTAGAATAGACAACCCACAAAGAAATGAGATAGAAGGAGCCGTGAGAATAAAATGAACCTAACAAATAAAGATAGAATAACAAAAGACATTGTTGTTTATGAAAATTTTATTGATGCAGAAACTGCTGCTAAACTTGTAAAAGTTTTAGACAAGCATGCAGAACTTAAATTAATTACCTGGATGCCTATATCTTTTTATGAATCATACTCTTCTGTTTTGCCACAAGATGATGACGAGCATGTAGAGAACGAGGGATTGCCAAGCGACATATTCTCACAAATAAAACAAGGCATTATTGAAGCTGTTGCAAGTGTTCACGAGATTGATCCAAAAATAATTTCTCAAATTGGTTATCACACACAAAAGTGGGAGCCAGGAGCATATGCAAGAAAGCATTCTGACAACACAGACGAACACGGTCACTCTGGTGCTTTTACAAGAAGCAGATATGCAGCATTTTTATATTTAAACGATGACTTTGAAGGTGGTATGTTACAGTTCCCAGATCAAGAGATAAGTATTCAACCTAAAGTTGGAATGCTTGCTGCTTTTGACGGTGGGTTTAACAATATGCATGAAGTAAGTCTTATTACCAAAGGAGTTAGATACACAATTGGTTCTTTCTGGGACGATAGAGAAGAAGATGCGTACCCTCAAGAATTAAGAGATGCCTGGGCTGCAGAAATGAAAGAGACTAGAGCAAAACAAGAAATTGAAAGAGCAGAATGGCAAGAATTGCTTAAGCAAGGCTGGAAGCTAGATAAAGATGGAAATAAATATAACTCTAATGAGGTGCCAAATGCTTGAAAAATTTAAACAAAACCTTAGAGATAATGGTTTTATATTTGAAGAAGTTACAGATGAAATTCTTTGGATTAAAGATTTTTTTACAAATGAAGACCTAGACTTTGTATTAAACTGTATAAATAATGCATCACAAGCAGACTGGGAAATAGAGTATACAACAAATCTTGCTAGATTTTGTATGGAAAAATTTGGAAGAGATGACGTAGATAATCTTGTTGCTGAAGGAAAATTTGAGATTACACAAAACTGGGCAGATAAAAATTTAAATATAAAGCATCATAAAGAACAGCAAGTTTTTTATAAAAGATTATCAACAATGGTTGATGCCTCAGATCCTCTATTAATGCTAAGTGGATTAGCAACAATTCAAAGAATGCAAAAAGGGGTTGAGTTAAAATCTCATACAGATCAACATACAGACCCATCAATAAGATATGCAACAATTATATATATCAATGACGACTATGTAGATGGAGAGTTATTTTTTCCAAAGCTTGACATATCTTTAAGACCAAAACCAAGAGACTTGTTATTTTTCCCAGGGGATGAAAATCATGAGCATGGCGTAAAGCATGTTGGAGAAGGACCAATAAGATATGTTATAGTAGGTTTTATTAAAGAAAAAGGCCACTATGAAAACAATAAATACTAAGGAGAACATGTGAACGTAGAAAAATTAGATCCAAAAACCTATTACTACACCGATGCTATTGAAGATTTTGATACCTTTAAAAAGGTTTGGAAAGATCTAGACACTCTTGAGCAGTACAGTGAGTCAGGTGTAAATGTTTGGAACCCTTGGACATCTTCTAACGATAAAACTTTTATCTATGGAGAAACAAAGACTTTTGACGTAAATGCAATAAACAGCCTTAGTGGAGAAGTAGCAGAAAAAAGTAAATATATCTATGATGCTATTATGACTACAATGTATAATGTTTGTAAAGACTATGCAACTTCTTTGGGAGACTTTGACGAACCAAGACTTTTTCCAACATTTAATATAAAGAAGTATAACACTGGTATGGGTATGGGAGCACACTTTGATCAGCTAGATGGAGATCAAACACTAAGGTATTCTTTAGTTATGTATCTTAATGATGACTGTGATGGTGGAGAAATCTCATTTCAACTAAAAGATTATGATGGAGGATGGACAAGCTCTGAAGGATGGGTTAGAGGTGCTCCAGCAGTAGACTTAGACTATGATGTTGCAGTTGCTGATAAAGCTATTGATTTTGGTTTAAAGCCTAAAGCAAATAGCGTTGTTATATTTCCAGCATACGCCCCATACTTTCACACAGCACATGTAGTTAAATCTGGACATAAGTTTATGGTTCCTGGCCACTGGATTCATAACCACATGAACCTTAATTCTAGTCAGAGCATGTAATTGAAAACAGCAATAGTTACTGGAGCAAGCAAGGGTGTAGGAAGAGCAACCGTTAAGCTTCTTGAAAAAAGCGGATACAGGGTAATTGCAGTATCAAGGAATATTTCTAAAATGTTAGATCTTGTTTCAGACAATGTTGAAATTTATCAGCTAGATGTTACAGATTCCGACCAAATAAAACTGTTTGCTGAAAAATATAAAGACATTACTTTAGATTTGCTAGTTAATAATGCAGGGGGCGGTTCTAGTCCAACAATGATTATTAATGAAACACCAGCAAACTTTAGAATTGCATATGACATTAATGTAACAGGACCAATGTATATTTCTCAGCTATTTGTTCCAGCAATGGAAAAGTCTACCAATCCAACTATTGTTTTTATTAGTTCATTAGGAGGCAAGGTTCCATACCGTTCTGGAGGCAATTACATTAATGCAAAAAGAGGACAAATGGCATTGGTGGATACAATGAGGCTAGAGTTTCCACAGTATAGAATTAAAATAACTGAAATTTGTCCAGGAACAATTGATACACAAGAAGAAAAAAGAGATAGCGCTATAACAGCTGAAGATATGGCAGAGTGTATTCGCTGGGTATCTGATCTACCAAGTCATGTTAACATTAATCATATTGAGTTAAATCATATCAATAGTAGTAAGTTTGGTTAGTCGTATGTATAACTTTAAAATTAACAAACTTGCTAAAGATGTTTATGAAATTGAAAACTTTTTAGATCAGTCTGAAATATCTTCAATTTTAGAGATTATAAATAATTCTAAAACAGAAGACTGGTTTGCCACAAGTAAAGATACAAATTTTTATGATTTTTGGTATGATAAAAGTTTATACCTATTAGACCATCAAGAACTTTGTAAAAAAATAGTTTTTGATAAAGTAGATTATATTTTTCCATCATATTTTTATTGTGAGAAAGAGTTAAAAATTTCTAGATTTAATAAAGATGATCAAATTAGAGACCACCGTGATAACGATACAACTCCCAAAGAGTATTATCTAGGGTATGGTCTAGTAATTTACTATAACGATGAATACCTTGGTGGAGAGCTTAACTATCCAGAATTAGGAATAACCATTAAACCAAAGGCAGGATCTGCCCTGCTTCACGGTGGAGAAATTTTACATGGCTCATTGCCAGTATTAGATGATACTACAAGATATTTTTCAACTATCTTTATGAGGGGTAATGACGAATACCCAATAACCTTAAATAAAGATCTTCCCTTTTAAATAGGAAACTTATTCATCCAAGCCTTGGTCTTTGGCGTTATTCCATGCCAAGCAGACCAATCTTTACCACCGTTACTCATATGATAGGCAACCTGTGCATTAATAACAGGATTTAACAATTCACTATTAAAGTTAATGCCAAATTTTTCCTTGCGATCTTCTTTTAGCATCCCAATCATATTTATCTGAAATATACCGTAAGAGTTATCGCCAGTCTTTTCATTACCATTAAAAGCCATTGGACGGCCATTAGACTCTTTTTTAGCTACCGCCCAAGCCTTCACAAGGCCTTCACCACGGAAGCCAACTGCGTATAGCAATTGCTTTAATTGGGCATCTGTAAGGCTAACAGCATCTTGATACTTATAAAGAACATCAAGGTTCTTTTTTACGCTGACTAAACTTTTAGGCTTAGAAACCAAAAAAACCGCCTTGGCGGTTGAAGCTTCAGAAACTGCTGGTTTACTCAGATTATTTTCGGTACTTAAAGCATTGGCAGCATTGCTAAGTGGAGCAACCAAACCAAGTAGTGCAAGGATTCCAATCCAAACCTTCTTATCTCTTCTCATAATAATAACCTCCTAGAGACTAAAGATGCTACCAGTTGGTAGCACTATCTAAGTATAGCATCCAAATTCCCTAAAAAGCAAGTTTTTATGATATTTATTTAAATTATTTTAAATCCTGTAATTTCTTATTTTCATCGTGGTATAATATAAAAATGGCTACATATAGAGGACAAGCGTCTACATACGATATTGGAGAAGCCCCACCATTTGTTAATTGGACATTTGTTAGAGGGGATACGTCATCATTTAAGGTTTATCTAACAGATGATGCTAAACTACCACTAAATATTCCAGACTGGCGGATCTCTATGCAAATTAAGCGTCCTGCAGCACCAGTTGTTTCTGGGGTAATTACAGATAATGCATCATTGCTGTATACTCTGGTTCCTTTTCAAGATGCAAATGATTTAATTGGAGAGTTTACTGTTTCATTAACAGCAGCACAAACCCTTACTCTTAATACAAATGATATTTTTGATATTGAGGTTTCTTTACCACAAGATCAAATAGTTTGGACGGTAGCTCAAGGCAAACTTATTGTCCTTGAAGATGTGACTGCATAATGGCCTCTGTTCAAATTTATGAAGATAGACCAGTAAAAACAAAGTTAATAGAGTCAGACTTTTCTATAAAATCATCAATTACTGCTACACCAAACATTTCTGTAGTTAGATCTGTACTTCCTTTTAGAATTAGGTTTACAGCCATTCGTATTGAAGGTGCTGGACCTAACTCTTTTGTACCTATTCCGCTTCAGATTATTGGCTTTAGTAACTATATACTTTGATATAAATATGATATAATGGGCATATGTCCAGACTACCGCTTAGCACAGTAAAAACTACATTTCAAACAGGTGACCGTCCATCACAAACGGATTACGAAAACCTAATTGATTCAACAGCAGCACAGGCAACAGACCTAGGTACTTCTGGAAATAATGAAAATACTATTTCAGATATTCAGAATGCAACAGTAATTGATAACTTTGACGGTACTGTCTGGAGAATGGTAAAGTACCTAATCTCCATAAAGAAGACATCTGCTGGGGATAATAAATTTTATGCAACAGAATTAACAATACTTGTTGACGGTACAAATGTATCTGTCAGCGAATATGGAACAATAGACAACGATGGGAACATTGGCACCATTAGCGTCTCTAGGGTGGCGGATACAGTAAATATTTCTGTAACGCCAGTGGTGGGTATTACGCCTATAACCGTACGATTTGCTCGTATGGGTTTAAAGGCTTAACCAACAAGGAGATAAGAAATGGCAACAGTAAATAAAGACTTTAAGGTAAAGAATGGTCTGGTTGTTGAAGGCTTAACAGCTACAGTCAACAATTTTGACATTCTTACAAAGAAGCAAGCAGATCAAGACTACATAGTTGGTCTTATCGGCGGTACAGCAACATCTGCTAACACTGCAAACACAGTTGTAAAGCGTGATGCTTCAGGAAACTTTGCTGCAGGAACAATTACAGCAACTTTAACAGGTAACGTAACAGGTAACTTAACTGGTAATGCATCTACAGCAACAGCTCTTGATGATGCACGACTAATCGCTGGTCAATCATTTGATGGTACTGCTAACATTAGCATTGCTCCAACAGATCTAACAGGAGTAACTTCTACAGCAGCAGAAATTAACATTCTTGATGGAGCAACTCTT